GAACCAGAATTCCAAGGTTGTATTAAAGTTCTAGAAACAGCAGGTCAAAAAGTAAACTATCCACTTACAGGTTTAACTTATGAAAACGTAACAGAAGCATTCGGTAAAGTAGCTTCACAATTCGCTAACCGTACAGCAGTATATGCTTCAAATGCTACAATTTGGAATCAACTAGCTAACATTACAACTGATAGCGGTACACCAATCTTTATCGCAGACCCAACTGGTCAAACTGTAGGTCGTATCTTTGGTCGTCCTGTATTAGCTGATGGTGGAGTTCCAGAAGGTACTCTAGTAATTGGTTCTGCTCAAGATGGTTATGTAATCAATACAAACAAAGGTTTAACTCTTGAATCTGACCGTAACTTAAAAGCTCGTACTACTGAATTCTTAGCTCATGCTATCATGGATGGCGCTGTAGTAAACGAGAAAGCTCTAGTAGTAGTAGCTCCAACAGTTTAATAATAATTAAAAAGGGAGTTTTATAATATGGACTTCATAGTTAAAAAACTCTTTTCTGATACTGAATTAGGGAAGTTATTCTTCCCTAATCATGTTTATCAGAGTGAAGATTACGAACGTGTGAAATACCTAATTGACTTAGGTTTTCTTTACTCAAATGATAACATTAACAAATTGGAAAAGCAAGAAGCGAAAGAAGTAGAAGTAAAAGAAGAAAAGCCTAAAACTGCTCGTAAACGTACAACTAAAAAAGCGAGTGATGCAGATGCTAAGTAAAGTTAAGCAAGCATTACGAATCTTAAATACAGCATTTGATACTGAAATTCAAGATTTAATTGATTCTGCAAAAGCTGATTTAGCTTTAGGTGGCATTAAGAAACTTGAAGAAACAGACGCTAACATTCAAAGAGCTATTATTCTTTACTGTAAAGCTGAATTTGGTCTTGAAAATAAAGATAGCGATAAGTATATGAAAAGTTATATGTATTTAAAAGCTAGATTATCTCTATCTAAGGAATATCTAAATGTTATATAAAGATATTTTAGACTTAATTACTATCGAGATATACAAAGACCAATTACAACAAGAAAAGAAGCGAGAAATTAAGCGTCAAGTTTACTGTGATAAGAAAAGTTTGACTCAAACTGAATTTTTCCTAGCAGGTCAACAAGGATTAACTGCTCAACATGTGTTTATAGTTAGATTAGCTGATTATAACGGAGAATCTACAGTAATGTATAACAACATTAAGTATAACGTTTATCGAGTGTATGAAAAAGGCGAATTTATAGAGTTATACACAAATAAGAAAGCAGGTGTATAACATGGCTAATGATTTAGCTACTGAAATTGCTAGGCAACTAGCTTTATATTCTAATTTTGTAAAAGAAGAAATAACAGAAGTAGCTGAAATGGTTGCTACTGATGCAGTAAGAAAGTTAGAACAAACCTCACCAGAAAGAACAGGTGACTATGCTAAGGGTTGGACTAAGAAAAAGAATAAAAGTGGTTACACAGTTCATAATGCTACAGACTATCAATTAACACATCTGTTAGAAAAAGGACATGTTAACAGAGATGGTTCGAGAACAGACCCAAGAGTGCATATTAAACCTGTTGAGGATGAATCTAATAGAGAGTTTGAGAATGAATTGATAAGGAGAGTGTCAGAATGATAAATATTATTGAATTAGTAAACTTATTAAATCAAGTAAATATACCATTAGCTTACTCTCACTTTGAAATTACAGAATCATCTCCTGCTCCTAGCCCACCTTTTATGGTTTATCTTGAAGAAGATTCTACTAACTTTGGTGCTGATAATAAAGTATGGTCTAAATTATTAAACTATAGTATCGAAGTATATACAGATTATAAAGATTTAGAACTAGAAAAGAAAATAGAAGATATTTTAGATAATAATAATATCTATTATGAAACTACAGAAGTTTATATTCAACAACAAAACTTGTATCAACGAGTTTATTCTATAACAATTACTAAATAATGAAATGGAGATAATAAAATATGAGTAAAAATAAAGTTATGTTTGGTTTAACAAACGTACACTATGCAGTAATTACTAAAGGTGTAGATGGTGCTTATACTTATGGAACTCCTGTGCGTGTAGAAGGTGCTGTATCTTTACAGTTAGACCCTACTGGAGACTCTACAAACTTCTATGCAGATAACGGTGTATACTTTGCTCGTTCTGCTAACACAGGTTATGAAGGTACATTAACTATTGCAATGCTAACAGATAAATTCCGAGTAGATGTATTGGGTGAGAAAATGGTTAACGGTGGTTTCTTAGAAACTTCTGACGCTAAACCTAGTGAAATTGCTTTAATGTTTGAGGTTGATGGTGACGTAGAAGCAAGTCGTTTCGTTTATTATGATGTATCAGTATCTCGTCCATCCGCAACAGCTAATACTACAAACGAATCAATTGAAATCGAAGGTCAAGAATTATCATTCACAGCTAAACCTCGTACATCTGATAAAGCTGTTCGTTGGAATACTGGAGAAACTACACCAGAAGCAATCTATAACGATTTCTTCAAAGCAGTAGTAGAACCTGTAGAAATTCCTACACCTTAATTAAAACAAACTAATAATAATTGATAGGAGATATTATAAAATATGGCTGAAAAAGTATTAACGATTAATGATAAACAAGTTAAATTTAAAATTACAGGATTTACACCTTTAATGTACATGTCAATGTTTCAATCTGATTTCTTAAAAGATTTCATGGCAATGGAGAAAGCTCAACGTAATGAAGAAGCTCCAGACATGATTACATTTTATAAGATTGCTTATTGTTTAGCGAAGAAAGCTGATGAAGAGATTCCTTCTATGGAAAATTGGCTAGATAGTTTTGAAGATGGTTTCCCTATTGCAGAAGTATTACAAGAGATTATGCCATTAATTCAATTGAATTTCAGTAGCACAGCTCCAAAAAAAAGTCAAGCAAAGAAGAAGTAAACGAAGAACCTGACACTTATAGCTATTCAGTTTTAGCTAAAGAATCTAAATTATCTTATGATGAAATGGATATGATATCTATAGGAATGGTATTAGGGCATATTTCTACTTACTTTGAAATGAAAGCTCCAAAAGACGAAAAGCAAGGAACAGTAAGAAAAGCTACTCAAGCTGACATAAACGCACTTAAAATTTAACTACTAAAGGGGGATTGCTTATAATAGCAGTTTCCCTTTTTTTCACGATTAAATAAAAAGAAAGGAGTAGAAAAATTTGGCTAGTAAAGGAATTAAAGGGATTACTCTACAATTCGATGGTGATGTGAAACCATTAGAAAAGGCTTTGAAAACTGTAGATTCTCAAGCTAAAACTACTCAACAAGAACTAAAGGAAGTTGAAAAAGCTTCTAAACTAGACCCTTCTAGCGTTGAGTTATATTCACAGAAACAACAATTATTACAACAAGCAGTACAAGATACTTCACAACGATTAGACGTATTAAAACAAGCTCAAGCTCAAGTAGAACAACAATTCCAAAACGGTGATATAGGAGTAGAACAATATAGAGCGTTTCAACGTGAATTAGTTACTACAGAATCACAATTGAAGTCATACCAATCTCAAATACAAACAACTGCACAAGAATACACAAGGTTAGAACAAGCTAATAAAGATTTACAGACATTCTTTCAAGCTACTGAAACAGATGTAAGTCAATTTGCAGATGTATTAGGTACTAAATTAACTACAGCTATTCAAAATGGTAGTGCAAGCGCTGACCAGATTAATAGAGCATTACAATTAATGGGTAAACAAGCATTGGGTTCTAGTGCTGACATAGATAAGATTAGACAAGCTTTAGCTAATGTTAATAGTTCTGGATTACAAGGAGTACGTAATGACTTAGCGCAAATAGCTCAAGAAGCTAATAACGCAGGTGATGAAGTCAATGGATTTGGTGACTCATTAAGTGCTGTAGCAGGTGGCTTATTAGCAGGCGGTGGTCTTGCATCCATAATTAGTGAAGCTTTAGACGTTTCAACTCTAAACACTAATATTGATATAGCTTTAAACTTAAATGAAGCTGATGCTAAAGCAGTAAGACAATCCATAATGGAAGTAACTTCTGCAATTGGTGATGAAGAAGGAGCTTACGAAGGTGTAAGACGACAAATTACATTGAATAAAAATGCTTCTATAGAATCTAACCAAGAAATAATTACTGGAGCTTCTGCTATTGCTAGAGCTTATAAAGAAATTGACTTCAAGGAGTTAATCCAAGAATCATTTGAAATAGGTAAAGAATTAAAAATATCACAAAAAGAAGCGTTAGGGTTAACTAACTATTTATTAAGCATTGGATTTCCACCAGAGCAATTAGACATTATAGCTGAATATGGAAGTCAACTACAACGAGCAGGATTCGATGCTGAACAAGTTCAAGGTATCTTTAAAGCAGGTGTAGAAACAGGTACTTGGAACATTGATAACCTCTTAGATGGTCTTAAAGAAGGTCGAATAGTTGCTACAGAATTTGGTCAAGAATTATCCGACGCTCAATCAGAAGCTATTGACCAAGCAGGATTATCAGTTGCACAATTTGAAAAATGGGGAAAAGCTATTGCTCAAGGTGGTAAAGCAGGTAATGAAGCATTTGTAGCAATGACTAGAGCATTAGATGGTGTAGATGATGCTACAGCTAAAAATACTTTGGGTGTTGAGATATTCGGTACGTTGTACGAAGACCAAGGGCAGAACATTATTGATACTATTCTAAATATGGAAAAAAGCACAATATCAGCAGGAGAAGCTCAAAATAAACTTAATGATGATGTAGCTAAACTAAATGCTGACCCTGCATATCAATTAGATAAGGCTATAGGCAATTTAAAGCAATCATTTCAACCATTATTAGACGTAGTATCGTCGGTTATTGCTGATATAGCAAATTGGGCTTCTGAAAATACAACTCTAGTGGCTATATTGATTACTATAGCAGGAGTTATTGCTCTACTTGTTGGTAGTTTGACACTATTAGCTCCAATAGTAAGTGCAATAACCGCATCTGTCGGATTACTTACAACTGCTTTTGGTGCTATCTCTTTACCTGTAGTGGCTATAGTAGCAGGGATAGTCGCATTAATAGCGATATTAGTATTAGCTTATAAGAACTTTGAAGGTTTTAGAGAGGTTGTAGATAAAACATTCTCTACTATTAAAGAGGTAGTATTAACAGCTTTAGAATTTGTTAAAGAATTCATTAAACAGAAGTTAGAAGAAATTAAGCAATTTTGGAACGAAAACGGTGAGCAGATAAAGCAAGCTGTAACTAATATTTGGAATGGTATTAAAGCTGTATTTGAGACTGTTATGCCTTTTATTTTAAACCTAGTTGAAACTGTATGGAACGGAATAAAAACTGTAATTGATGGTGTGCTAAAGGTTATTCAAGGCTATATTAAAGTCTTTGCGAGCGTATTTACAGGAGACTGGAAAGGTGTTTGGGAAGGTGTAAAACAGATTCTATCTGGAGCAATTGATATAATTAAAGGTTTAATTCAAACAAGCTTTATAGGTAATATCATAGCTCTATTTAAATCATTTGCGGGCACAGTTAAAGATTTATTCAAGTCTCTAGGAGATACTCTTAAAGGAATTTGGGAATCTATATCTGGATTTGCTTCTACAACATGGAACAAGATAAAAGAGTCAATTAGTAACCCTGTCAATTCAGCTAAAACTACGGTAACTGATGCATTTAATACTGTCAAGAATACTATTACTTCTGTTGTTGGAACGATAGCTACTACTGTGTCTGATAAATTCACTACTATCAAAAATAATATGATTAAGCCTATTGAAACAGCGAGAGATTTAATTAAGAAAGCTATAGATGCAATTAAAGGTTTCTTTACTAATTTATCATTAAAACTACCAGATATTAAGTTACCTAAATTACCTAAGTTTACGATAAGTGGTAAGTTCGGATTTGACCCGCCAAGTGTACCTAAGCTTGGTATAGATTTCTTTGCTAAAGGTGGTCTTATGACTAAACCAACAGCGTTTGGTATGAATGGTAATAATCTGATGGTAGGTGGAGAAGCAGGTAACGAAGCTATCTTACCGCTTACATCTAAAGTATTAGGTAGTATTGGTGATGGTATTGCTAAAACTATGTCTAATATAAATCAACCTCAAGTTATCTATGTAAACCCTGCTCCAATCATCTTAGATGGTCAAACTATAGCAGAAGTAACATTTGATACTGTTTCAGAATTGCAAGCTAATTATACAAATATAAAAGGATTATCGAAAGGGGTAAACATATGATTATAGAGCTTTTGAACGGTAAAAGGCTAGATATAGCTGATTACAATTTAAAGCGTCTATTCCATTACATTCCTTCTATCTCAATTAGTCACACGACTGAAACAGTAGATGGAAGGGATGGTTTACTATTCCTAGAAACTACATTTGATAGTCGAGTTATAACAGTTGAGTTTTTATATGAATCTTATGATATTTATGATTACTATTTATTACGTGATGAAATTAACGCTCTATTCACTCGTAAAGAATCATTTTATATCATCTTTAAAAATGAACCATATAAACGCTATCTTGTCAAACTTAATCAATCATTTAATGTAGAGCCTAATCAATACATGAACTCATTCACAGTCGAATTTACTTGTGTAAACATATTTGCTGAATCTGTAGCTACTACTGCTTCTGATAAAGAATGGGATATTAACAAATGGGCTTGGAATGGAAATATTACGTGGGAAGATGACTTAAAGTATAAATTTAACACAAATGCATTTAATGTAAGAAATCTAGGCAACATTGATATTGACCCTAGACAATCTGATTTAACTATTACTCTTAAAGGTTCTTTTTCGTCAAATGTGACGATAACTAATACTATTAATTCAGATACTTATGTATACAATGGTGCACTAACACCTACAGATACATTAGTTTTAAAAGGTGTTCAGTCATTTAAAAATGGAACTAGCGTATTTAAAGATACAAATAAGAAATTAATAAGACTAAACAAAGGAGATAATACAATCGTTATTAGTGGCGGTACTGTATCATCTGTAGACTTTGATTTTAGATTCTTATATTTATAGAAAGGGGTAACAATTTTGACAATCATATTAAATAATACAGGAAATCCAATTGATAGACAAGAACGTCTTAAAATTAATGAAAACTGGGATAGAATCGTAGCAGGATTGACTAACTTACAATTTCAGATTACAACTTTAGCAGGTGGTCAAGAAATTGCAGATATTTTAGAAAAGATTAATAAAGCTATTGCTGACGTAGCATTAGCTCAATCTAAAGCTGATGAAGCAATTCGATTAGCAAATGAAGCTTCTACTTTAGCTCAAACTTCTGCTACTAATGCAGATACAAAAGCTCAAGAAGCACAACAAGCAACTATTGAAGCTCAACAAGCTACTGCTCAATTGAATACTGCTTTAAATTCAGTTAATACAGCTCTAGCAGATTTAGCAAATTTAAAACAAGAAAGTACTACTGCTACTAATAATGCAAAAGAAGCAACTAGATTAGCTCAAGAAGCTACTCAAAGTGCAATTACAGCAACTAATGCTATTAATGCAGTATTACCTAACGTAACTGGATTAGAAAATAAGAAAGAATGGTCAGTAAGTACTTCTTATAAAAAGAATAACTTTGTATTATATCAAGGTTCTACTTATATGGCATTAAAAGATAATACAGGAGTAACACCACCAACTTTAGAAATGGTATTTAACGACTCTTGGACTGTTGTTGCTGAAAAAGGTGACAAAGGTGAACAAGGTACAGGCGTAACTATTCTAGGTAAACTAAATAGTGAAGCTGAATTACCACCTACAGGAGAAGCAGGTCAAGCATATCTTATTAATGGTGAGTTATTTGTTTGGTCAGAAACTACTTCTTCATGGGTTAACGTAGGTAATATTAAAGGTGAAAAAGGAGATAAAGGAGATAGAGGTTTAACTGGTAAATCAGCATATCAAGAAGCTGTAGACAATGGATTTATTGGTACTGAACAAGAATGGTTAGCGTCACTTAAAGGCGATAAAGGTGAACAAGGTGAAATGGCTAAGCTTGCAAAATTTGAGTATACTATTCCCGCAACTACTAACGGTCAAACTGTTGTTGATATTCCTCTAGATACACTTTCCTCTAATGATATTGTATTCGTTGAATTAAACGGTACTACTATCTATCCTGTAACAGATTATACAATCATTGGTAGTCAATTAACTTTAAAACAACCTATCGTAGACTATACTAAAGCTACTTTCTTCATTAGAGTTTTAAAGAATATTCCTGTTGGTACAGAAATTCCTACAGCAGATGGAAGTTTATTGACAGATGGTAGTGTGACTAAACAAAAACTAGAATTAACATTACAACAAGATATTGACAGAGTTGCGTCAACTACTGAATTAGGTCATGTTAAAGTAGATGGTGAAACAATAACTATTGATGGAAATGGCGTTATTAAAAGTAACTCAAAAGGACTAGAAGCCAAGCTATACAGTGGAGACTTAAATAATTTAATCGACCCAGGTATTTATAGTGTTCCTGCAAATACTCCTAATTCTCCAAGTACCACTTATCCTTTTTTAGTAGAGGTTATGACTTCTTATGATAATAAATTTGTAATTCAGAGAGCTGATTATAGTAATCAAGGGGCTTATGCGTTACCTTCATTTACCAGAAGAGCACTAAAAGATTCCAATGGAATTTTAGTTTGGAGTGCTCCAAAAGCTGGAAATATTGGTTTTGTAGGTACTTGGAGAATAGAGAATAATATACTTAGTGACAGAGTGGATGATTCGAATACAAATAATGTAGCTACTGCGAATGCGGTAAAACAAGTAAATGATAAAATATCATCACCACCTATAAATTTAACTCCAACTTCTCCATTCGTAGAAGAATATTCTGGTGGATTTGTAGCTAAAAAAATAGATAATGTAATAAGTATTTCTATAGCCTTAAAAACTACTTCAACATTAGCTCCTAATGCTGGTTATTCAATAGCTTCAACATTACCTGTTGGATATAGAGCAAGTCGCTCTAATGTCGTTGGATATGTTAATTGTAACTTATCAGGAGTTAATTATAATATTCCATTTATAATTCAAAATTCTAATATTACTCTATGGAATATTAACAATAATATTCCATCTAATACTTCATTAAGTGGTGCAGTTACATTTTTAGGAAATTAACACATATAAGGAGATGATTCATTTGGAAAGTAAATTAATTGATAGAGTTGGATATATTATAGATAAAAATGGATATGTAATAGATTCAATAATAGTAAAGTCAGAATTTGAAGAAGTCAAAGATAACGTAGTTAGTATATCTCAACCATTAGGTGTTTCATTCTATAATCGTAGATGGAACGGTTATGAATGGGTAGAAGGTGAAACTGTAGAAGAAAAGGAAAAACGTGAACACCTAGAATACTTAAATTCAAATAAACCATCACAAGAAGAAATAGAAAAAGCTAAGTTTGAACTTCAAACTATAGAAACATTAAAATCATTAGGAGTTGTTGTATAATGGATAAACATTTAGAAGGTTTAACTTTAGTTGAGAAACGATTGGTTAGAAACTATGCAATTTTAGTTAGAGCTGAATTGTATGATATTAATGTAGATGTTCCAGAAAAGTTAAGACCGTATGTAGAAATTGAAATGGTTCTACAAGAAATGGAAAATCAGAAAGGAGTGTAATAAATGGCTAGAAATCGTATTTCACAATATGAGCTAGAAGATGATTTAAAAAATGATATATATGCTGTAGCATCCACTGATAAGTTAGGTAAAATTAAAGTTGATGGTACGACATTAACTGTTGACCAATTAACAGGAGTTGCTAGTGTAATTGGTGGTGG